ATATACCAATCACCATTAGCCTGAAATAATCTACAACCAAATCCTTTAACTATATTATCTAAAATAGTGTAATAATCTAAGTTTAAAAAATCTCTTCTATATTGATATGCTTGTTTAAATGGCTCGTCACCTGCCGCATCCCCTCTATCAAACATTGTTGACGCATAATAAGAGCAACAAGCATATATAAACGTCATGTTTGGATATGGTATAAGATTCAAAGAAGTTCCTATGATATTTAATAAGCTTACATTATCATTAATGCTTATTTCTGATTCATAAAAATTATACTTTAAAAATGATAAACCATCAATACAAATTATGTTTACCTCTTGATTTCCTGTAGTAAATTGAACATTAATATAATCGTTAAATAACCAACCTTTCCATTTTGTTTCAGCTCCTATATTCAATTCTACATAATATTTAGTATCATTATAGTTCAATAAATCAGGGAAGTTTTCATAGTCTTCTTCTGTTGATATTAAAAATGATACATTAAGCTGAGAAGATATTACACCACCAATTGGGTCTTCTTCATTTGAGTTAGGTTGAATCTGTACAGATGTAGCCTCGTATGTATATACATCATTGTTTAATGGATCTTCTTCATAAATCTTTACAACTTGAAGTAAGTCATCTCTTAACTTTTGTGTTATAGTATATTTTAAAACGTACGCCATTATGCTAAACTAATATTTTGTCCTTTAAGATTAGATGCCTTTTGTGCTCTATTTACAGATAGTAATAAATCTTGTCCTCTAAGTACAAATATACCACCTCCACCTCCACCAATCATTGACTTTAATTTGTCTAATGGAGCTACAACTTCAGGGTTATTAGCAGCACCAGGATATTCGCCCATAAGACCCATTGTAGGACCTGATATAACTCCACCATTAGCAAATTTCTTAGCTGGGAAAGCCATAGAACCTAGTCCCATTCCTTGAGTAAATAAGCCACTAAAAACATCAAAACCAGTCATACCAGCAGTAGCTAGTTTTTCTGGAAAGATTATTGATATTAATAAAGCAGCTATTGCAGCAGTTGCTATAACTTTTATTAATTGCTTAATTAGGTCTTGAGCCATTTTTTTAATAACCTCACCTATATTAGCACCTTTGTCTATTAACATATCCATAGCTGGACCTAGTGCAGACATTAAGCCGTTTCCGACTTGTTTTATATAACTAGCTGCTTCAGTAGCAATAGATTTATTATTATTAGCCCATCCTTTAAATACAACTCCTAATCTATTTATATAATCTTGATAACTTATTAAGTTATTATCTAACATATATTGCAAGTCTGATGCTTCTTGCTCATATATTGATTTTTGATTTAACCTATCTCCAGTACTTAGATTTTGTTTGTTCTTATAAAATTCATCAAATACATCTAATTGATTCTTATAAGCCTCTATAGTCTTATCTAATTCTTCTTGTTCAAATTTTGCTTGATTTTCAACATCCTTATTTCTAATTTGTTGAATTCCTTCCTGAGTCTGCTTTTCAATTAATAATCTTCTATTTTTGAAATCTTCAGCTATAGCTTTTTTATCATCACTAGAAAGCTTGTCTATTTCAGCTTGTTTTAAAGCAACTCTTTCTTCTTCATCTAAAACAAGTAAATTATAATATCTCCTAGTAAATAAATCATCTTCATAAAGCTTAGCTTGTGACTTTAATGCGTCTAAAGCTTTTGTGCTTACTTTTTCTTTAGGAGCTGGTGCAGGAACGTCAGTTTCTAAAGATATAGATTTTGTAGCTGCGTCTTGATATAATCCATCTAATCTTGTAAGCTCTTTATCAATTTTATCAACAGTACCCTTAATTACATTTTCCTCTTCTCTAATTCCTTTTATTTGTGTATCAATTAAACCTTTTAAATGCTTTGCAGATTCAGTATAACCCAATGCTTTCATTTGGTTAACATACTGTATAGCTTTTTGTATTTTAAAGGTCTTTTGAAGTGCTAATTGATATAATTCTTCTTCTTTAGCAAACTTTTCAGCAGATAATTTATTTATTTTACCAGCAATTGCAGTAGCTTTTGCTCTTTCAATAATAGCACTCTTTACTCCATCTACCGCATTTTTAACATTACCATTTAAAATAGTTTCTTTATCTAAATTACCAAAGTATGCTGGATATTCTGATTGTAGTTGCTTAACAGCTTGTAATCTTTTATCCATAGAATTACCTGTATCACTTGCTATTTTAACTAAAGTTTGCATTTTAGTTATTTCCTCACCAGCAGATCCCATTGATGATTTTAATGATTCGGCATATTCTTTATTTGCATCTTGAAATATTGTTAAAGCATTCTTTGTTTTAAAGAAACCAGCATCCCATGCTGTAAAAAATGCAATAACAGCAGAAGTTGCTAAATAAATTGGACCAGTCATCCCAGCAAAACCTCCAATTACAGCAGGTAAGTTATTTTGAATACCCCTAAATCCATAAGGTAAATCTTGTAAAATTAAAGCAAAATTTGTCCATTGTTGATTGGATTGTTTTACGCTATTACCTGCTTTTCCTGCTGCTCCACCTGCTTTACCAAATGCCTCAGTAGCTTTATCAGTATCTTTTGCAGTTTGTTTTATTTTGCCATTAAAAATATCAACATCTCTACCTAATACATTAGATATTGCATTTGATAGTTGCTTAGCGTGTTTATTAAATTCAGCTAAGTCTAGGTCTATCTTGACTTTTATATTCTGATCAGCCATTTTGCTTTATTGGTTTTACGTTTTCGTATTTTTTAAGCACTTCACTCAACTCTTCGTTGGTCATCACTCTTTGCTTCACAAAGTTACGATTATCGCAGTCAAGTGATAAAAGCTCACTAGGCTTAACTTTTTTGCCTTTAGGCAGTTTCATATTAATTAAAATAGTAGTCTGCCATCTAACTTTTACCCATTCTTGTTCTTCTTTATGACGGTAACCATACCAAACAAAATCTAGTTCAGCCATCGTCATATCCCAAAACAAATGGGGAAGCACTTGGCACTCCCCCATTGTATATCTTTCAATATCAATCCACTCTAATTTTTTTTTACCACATCATTATCTGCTTTCTTAGTAGTTGATTCTTCTAATCCACTATTTAAGCTTTCTGTTAATGCAGCCATTACTTCCTGAAACTTCTTTCCACCAATACCACCCATGTCATCTATCCAATCACAGGTATCTAAATCAGTAAAGCTTGGTGTAATTCCTTCTTTATATAAAGGATATTCAGCCGCAGCTCTAAATAAGTTACTTATAGCATCAAGTGATGATGTACCGCTTAAAGCATCTCCTATTTCAGATGGACTAATTCCTTGAAGCTGACAGAATCTTTTTAAAGACCATGTGCAAAACCTCATAGGTATTTTAGTCCCATCGCTTAGGGATAGTTCGTAATGTCCTCTCATATTTTGGTGTTTTTGGTGTTATTATGGGTTAGTAGCCTGAGTCAATGCTCCTGTTCCTGTGAAAGATACAGAATATGTTGCTGGAGATTCCATATCAGCAGTAACATCTAAACTTTCTATAAAAGCAAGACCAGACCAAACTAAATCACCTGCTATTACAGTTGAACCATTAACTGTAGTAAACTTAACTGTAACTGCTGTTCTAGCAGCTAATGCAGTAAAAATATCTCCTACAATATAACTCGCACCTGTTGGGTCAACTGTTGCAAGACCATCTGTAGTTAAAGACCAAGACTTTAAACCACCAATTTGGTCAGCCCAGCCTTGACTTGATTTAGTTGTTGAATCTGGTAAGTCAACGCTTACTGATAAAGAACATGATGTAGAATGAGCTACTACTTCACTTCCTACTAGAACTACTAGATTTGTACCATTAAAAATTCCTGTTGTTGGCATTTTATTTTATTTTAATTTTTTATAATATTTGTGTTACAAAGTGATCCATTGTAATTACTCTTCTGAAGACATAAGCTTCATCTACATAATCAAACGTAGCAAAGTTAGTACCAATCTTACGAGTAACTATTTTAAAGTCAGGAGAAGCACTTGGGTAATCAGGTACATTAACGCCTATGATCCCTAACAATTCGTTAGCCCACTGGTCTACCGATTTCTGCCCTACTTCACCTGACTTATTGGTTTTATAAACAATATCAAACTGTATAGTGACATCAAAGTTATAACTCTGTTTGTCGCTATTTTCAACTGATGTTTGACTGCTTATGATTAAAAAAGGAGGATTAACTGTATCAGGTGCAATAGTATCGTAAACACCCAAAGAAAAACTTTGTGATGCTAACTTATCTACATAAGCCTTTCTTATAGCTAAACCGCAATCTTTCATTAAGCTTCTGTTTCTTCTTTTACTTCCTCAGGATTTTGCTCTTGAGCAAGTTTTGATAAGAACTGGGTTAAAGGTAAACCATACTTAGTTGGCATTTCTTGAATAAACGCATCTAATTGTTTTACCTGCTCTTCGTTTAGTGTAATTGTCATGGTATTGATTTTGTACAAATTTAACGAAATATATTTATATCTTTATATCTTTAATCCCTTGTACCATTTTGCCTATTAATTCATCTGTAGAGTTAAATAAATAAGGACCTGCGGTTCTTTGAACTTTTCTTAATCCCCTTCCTTTAAACTCTCCTGCATAAACGGTTAGGGCAGAATTATCAAAATTTTTATAAGATAAATTTGGTTTTTTGCCTGTACCGAACTCTACAAATGCTGCATAATTTACTAAATGTCCTTTAGAATTACTAACATTTGATAAACCAGCTTTAATTATCGATGAACCATTTGATAACCTTGAAGCCCTAATTGATGATCTTAACGCATCAGTATCTACCGCAACTCTGTTTTTAGCTTTATTTTCAATTTCTACAGCAGTTTCATAAATAACTTTAGATGCTTTTGTAAACAAAACCTTTGGTGAATTATCTAATTTATTCTTAACATATTGAAGACCAATAACATTCATTTTAAATTTTGCCATTATTTAAGAGTTGAACAGCCTATTAAGAAATACCTATTATTATCACCTTCATCAATAACTGAGTTAATGTTATAAAGGTTTGAATTATAAGATATTACAAGCACTTTAG